ATACATTTGCTCATGCCATAGGTTATATTGAAAATGGAGTTCCAATTGCTGTAGCTGGATGGGTATTAGCTTATGTAGATAAAATTTATCCAGCAGGAACAGCCTTAACTACAGATGACAATGGAAATTTAACTAAAATGCAAAGATGGGAAGTTATGATGTTTCCAGAACGAATAGTGGCTATTTATCAATATAAAGAAATTTCTTTAATATGGGGTCCAAATAATACGCAAGTAAATGGAAGACATTGGGTTAAAGTTAAATAAGAAAATAAATAACTTAGAAAGAACAAATTTAAAATGAATGGAGAACTATATGCAGGGTATGCTCTCAGTTTTTTTATCATTAATTATTTTCTCGTTAGAAGCTTGGCAAAGAGGATTAGTAACACTTTCTAAATCAAATATGGTTCCTGATTTTTTTAACTCTTCAGTTGCAATGTATTTCACAGTTGTAGCTTCAACAATCTTTATTATGGGACTTCTGTTAGATAATACTAGTGCAAAAAAATCTATTCTTATTGGAACCATAATTGGCGTTGTTGGAATACTATTGACTCCGTATACAATATATGGATATGGGGTAGTATTTGGTATAGCAGCTGCTTTAATGAAGTTAATTCCATTCTCATCTCCATTAAAGATTTCTACAGGAAATTATGATGGGCTTCTGGTTACTCCACAAGCAGCATCAAAACAATTGGGTGGCGCATTCTGCATGTTAGTTCTTGGAACGTTTATTATAATGTGGGGTCTTCCTACAACAACAATACTTATTTCTTCATTATTTTGTATTGCTGGTATTGGTTCTTATTTCCTTATACCAAATGTAAAAATAGAAGGATGGAAAATTAATATATTCAAACAACTTTCTATTGATTGGCGATTTTGGTTAATGATGATTTACTTCTTTTTTATGAGTGGAATTTTTTATGTTGTAGTATCTTCATTTATACCAGCATTAAAAAAGGTTGGTTTTTCAAATGAAGCGTCAATATATATGATTGGAATTAGTTATATTGTAAGTGCTATTTTAAAAGTTGGTTCATCATGGTTAGGTGATAAATTTGGCCATTGGATTATGATGACAATTGGAACAATTGGAATGTCTTTGTGTTATTTTATCTTACAATACAATCCGGTTTTAGCTGTATGGTTATTTGCTCCATTTTCAACAATGCATACAGCAAACTATTGGGTGCAATGTAAACAACTTTGGGGACCAAAATATATTGCTACTGTTCTTGGATTAGGATATGTAGCAATGTATATTGGTGCTGGAGTTCTTTACGGAAGGTGGTCAATATGAAAGAATTAATTTATTCCTTAGATGATTTACGAGAAATAACTGCTGGTAATATTAATAAACGTTTAGGTATTTGGGTAGTTGGTTCTCATATTCATAATGGTCATTTAAAGTGTTTAGAAACTGTTAGAAATCAATCAGATTTTGTTTTAGGTGTTTATTTATCTAATTGGTATGCTATGGTTAAAAAGGTTTATGGAGTTGCATTACAAAAAGATAAAGAATTTCAATTTGAAACTCTAGATGAAGTTTATAAACTTTCTGATTCGACGTTGGTTCTCTCTGGTAATTATCTACCATATGGATCGAGTGATGGACGGATAGCGGATTTATTATACTCAGAGCTTCCAAACTATTGTTTACCAATTTGGATGACAGAAGACGACCAATATATGGGTTCATTAAGGTCAGGCCAAATGTTTGTATACGTAATTAGGTCAGTATATCCATTTACAGAAATTGCTGGTAGTATAAAAGATCCATGGAAACCATATACAGCAAGGTGGTGTTTAGAAAATCAAAAATTTACATATACTATGATTGATCCGGAAACTGACGAATATGGAAACTGCTATTCTTCTCATTTTATTGAGTGGCAGAGAAACCAAAACTTTAGAATAACATTTCCAATTTTAGAGAAAGGAATGACTAGTATAGAGGATGTTAATTACTACCTACAGTCTAAAGATATTTTAGGAATTACAGCTGAAACTTTACATTATAATGATGAATATAAGTATTTATATTCTCGTTTGAGATATGGTGAATTTTTTTGGAATGAGGCGAGATATGTTGGATAATGTATTTGTTATGTTTCATAAAGATTCTCCAACGTTGTTTGATGTGTCAAATAATTTTCATTTATTTCAAAATGGTTTTTCTCATACTTGGAGTGAATGCAAAAAACGTGGGGATCTTTTATGGATTAAACATGGTGATGAACTTCCAGTTACTAAAGGTAATATTTTTGTTAGTACTTGGTATAAAGAAGATGCTATAGAAGCAGAGAGATGGGCCAGAAATAACCAAAATTTAAAAGTGATAATTGGAGGTCCATTATTAACACATTATAATATAAATCTTGGAAAAGATTTACTAAATTTCAAACAGATAAAATTTTCTTCTATTGAAGATATTTTTGCCTTTGATTCCAAATGGGGTTTAGAGGTTTTAAAAGATTATGATAGTATCGGATACTCATTTGGAGTTGTAAAAGGAATAGGATGTTATTGGGGTAAGTGTTATTATTGTAAATATCATCATAAACCAGAATATAGAAAATTTGAAGAGATTCCAATTATTGATTATCCAGGCCACAAATATATTTGGTTACATACATTTTCTATTGAACCAAAAATGATTAGACAAATATATTCTAGGTTACCAGAAAGAAATGATGTAAGTTATATGACTTATATGCGAGCTGATAAATCAATTTTAGATTCATTAAAATTTGCTTTTAAAAGAATAAAAGCTCCAACATCAAATTTACTATTTGATTTAGGAATAGAAGTTCCAACTAATAGGATGCTTAAATGGATGAGAAAAGGTTCTTCTGTTGAAGAATATCTTGAGTTAATAGAGTTTTTAAGTAAGAATAATTGTAGGATGCATTTTAATCTCATGACCGATTGGCCTAATCTAATTGAGGATGATGTAAAAAATATTGAAATTTTTCTTGAGAAACTTAAGTTAATAGATGGATATGAAAATATCACAGCTAATTTGTATCCTTTACAAGTAGTATATGACAGACCGTTTATGGTTGAATTTGGTGATAATCTTGTTAAAGAAAAAAATCCTTTTTGGGATATAGATATTTTTCATCCTATTTTAACTAGCAGACAAAGAGAAATAAATGATTCAATAAGAACTCTTTATAGTAATTTTAATTTTCTTCATTTTGAAGATTTTACTGGAAGACCATTATTTTAATGGAGGAATAAATGCAAACGTTAATAACATGCGCAGCATTAAAAACAGCATGCGGATCAAATACAATAGCACAAACTGGTTTCCTTCGAAAAGGAACTAATCAATTACATAGTGGTCATCTTGCTTGCATTAATGCATGTAAATCTGCTGCACAAAAATCTGTAGTATCTTTCTTTCCACATGAAGAAATTGTAAACTGGTTATATGGAACAACAATACCTATTCCAACAACTTGGGATCAAACATATTGTACAAATTTCTGTGAAACAAATGGAGTTGATATTGTATTTATTCCTACATTTACAGAAGTAAGAAATACATTTTTTCAAGGAATACTACCAATAAATATAAATAATACAGTAAACAATATAATTGTAGTAAAAGGATATGGTGGATATAAAGGAAAATTTTTCGATTATATAATTGCAATGGAATATCTAAGAAAACAACGAAATTTGTATCCAAAACACTTTGCAATTTTCTCAGTTAAAGAAGGATATCAAGCATTTGCAAGAAAAAACTATTATGAAACAGAATTAAGTATTCCTTGTATTTTAGTAGATATGACATATCGTCCAGATGGTCTTCCGGAATCATCAACATATTCAAATATGATACAAGCAGATATTGATATCCTTGCGCAAATGTATAATACTATGACATCTAAAACCTATGATTATTTAGATGCATTAAATGATTATACAACTTTAACAAACGAACTAAATTCTTTTGACACAAAACCAGTAAAAACAGTATATATAGATTATATTAGAATTTGGAAACAAGGAATTATTGGAACAAATAAAATTCTTTTAGAAGCGTCAATATTTCTTAATAATATTACTACATTAGAAAGTCTAATAGTTATCAAGGAGCATGGTGTATGATTAATCAATATTTTAAGTTTCCAGTTATTGAAGCGGTTGAATTATTTTCTGCAGGATTTTGTAACTTAAATTGTACTTATTGTTATATTCCAAAAACTCCAATGTTAAAAGAAATTCATCAAAATATAATTAAAAAAATAGAAAGTGGACAATTTTTAAAAGAATTACAAGAAATTTATGGAAATGATTTAACTTCAATTGCTCACTGGGGAACTGAACCAACATTAACAATTCGACAGTTTAAAAATTTTTATAATGAAGCAGTAAAAACTTTTCCAAAACTAAAAAATATTTCTCTATCATCAAACTTTATGACAAATCCATCTAATTTAGTTACGTTTCTAACAGAAGATTTAACAACAGAAAGACCATTAGAAATAAAAATACAAGTATCTTTAGATGGGCCTGACTGGATAACAGAAAAGAATAGAGGAACTAATACAACAAAACTAATTATGAACCATGTGATAGAAGCTACAAAAGAAATTAGTTCAAAAAACAAAGTGCATAATATCCATTTTCATCTAAAACCAACAATTGGCAACGACGATATTTCTACATTATCAAATCTTAATAAACTTTCTGAATATTATCAATTTTTTGATGACTTTGTTACAAAATGGTTAGAACAAATTAGTGATAAGAAAACTACTATTTCTAATAATTGTGATCCAACTGTTGTACTACCATATAATTATACAACAGAAGATGGTATTAATTTTAGTAATTTGATAAAAAATCAGGTGTGTCTTCAACAGAATAAATATAAAAGTATTCCGTTACCGGAATCAAATTATTATCAACGAATAAAAGGAAAACTACCATTTTTTAAAGAATTTTTTACAAAACAAAAAATGTTTACATGCTCTTCTGGCGATTCAATGATTGGCCTTGGTGACAGATCATTTGGAATTCACGCATGTCATAGAACATTTTTTATTGATCACCCACATTATGAAAAGTCAGCAGAACAACATCAATTAGACGAACTTACAATGAACGGACTTAAATTAGGACGAAATAAATTATTACTACAAATAAATAGATGCAATTCAACAGATAATCTTTCTGTAATAAAAATGTTATATAACAATAGAACCTCAAATGATTTTACTAAACATAAACACTCAATTGGTGTAGCAATGGCAATAGAACTAGCAAAATGTGGACAAATTTCAAAATGTTATACAAACGAAAATTTAGCTTATCTTCTAGCTATATTAGTACAAACGACTGATTGTCCAATGGACAATATTGTAACTGCAGGTAGTTCACTAATACCTTCATTATCAATGTATCGTCTTTTTGGAAACGGAACTGCAGAGAATATTTTTTCAAGATTATTAAGGAGAATGTAATGGATACAGAAGAGTTATTTAAAAAATTATATAAATATATAGATTCATATGAATCAACATATACAATACAGTCTAAGTATAAAGTCAAATTTCATGAATCTATTTCTTTAATGAAATCTCATATTGATATCTTAACACAAGACAAAACAATAGAAAATTTTGATTCTACGAAAATACCAGAAATTATTGAAGAATGTATAACTTATTTAAATATAGTGGTATCAGAAAATAAAGTTAATGAAGAACTAAAGCAATTTTGTTTAGACTATTCTTTTTTAACTGGTAATTGGAATCAAAACGTATTAAAAAGTAATTCATTAAATTCAAAAATTCAATATATGTTACGAGTGATAAATAATGCATTAACTTTGGATGACAGTTTAAGTATTCTAAAACATTTAAATAACAAACTAGAAAAACAATTAAATTGGAGACCGCCAGCATTTAAATTAAGTGATCATTATTATAATCTTCTAAAGGAATAAAAATATGGCCTTTGCATGGACAGCAGTTGCGGTGGGTTCTATATTTACAGCCGCTCATTATAACCAAGTTAAAACAAACACAGATACGCTGTGCAGTAATTTGGGTATAGCAAATTATGGATGGACTCTATTTCCAGTTTCTACTGGAACAGATAGATTCGATTATAATGATACTGCAGAACTAAGACTAGCCCTAGATTATGTAAAAGATAACAATGTATGTGTTTCAAACAATGCAAATAAAGATACAACTGTAGATAGTGATCAACACACCGGATATTATACTGATAAAGATACAACTGTAGACAGTGATCAACATACCGGATATTATACTGATAAAGATACAACTGTAGACAGTGATCAGCATACATCATATAATTCAGGAACAAATGTATCTGCCAATTCAGGTCAAAATACAGGAGTTTAAATAAAATGGGATTTGTATGGGGAGCTTTAGCGGTTGGAAATAAAGTTTTATGGGCACCAAGCGTTCAATTAAGAGAGATGGAAGATAATGCAGATTGGTTAAACGACAATCAAGCAAATAGAACTTATAACGCAACTATTGATGCTGTAGCTGATCTAGGAGAAGATGGTACTTTAAATACATCTGTTGATGCTGTAGCTGATCTAGGAGAAGATGGTACTTTAAATACATCTGTTGATGCAACTGCTGATATAGGAGAGGATGGATCTTTACTAGTGGGTTACATGAGCGGTTATAATTCACCAGTTTATGGTACAAACTGGGCGGCAAACAATCCTTCAAACTATCCTACTTACTGTGCATGTAATGGAAAATAAGGAGAATAGATGAATAATCAAGACAATGAATTAATAGAAAGTATTTTAAATAGAACTTTCTTTGAATCATGGAAAAATCAAAAATATTTAGAAGATCCTTATAAATATGGAAATTATTCAGAATTAGAATTACAAGTAACTGCAGCTTGTGATTTAGAATGTAAATATTGCTATTATGCAAAATATTCAAAAGATTTATATCCAGCAAAAATATCAAAACCAAAAACAGTTTTAACTAATTTAGATATTATTCTTCAATGGTTAGGAAAAAATTCTCTATACCCAAAGATTTCTCTTTTTTCTGGAGAACTTTTTTCTACAAAACTAGGTTTCCAGGTTTTAAATAAAGTAATTAACTGGCATATTGAAAATAAAATAAACAACGGACAAATTGTAATTCCTACAAATTTTACATTCATATTTGACAAAGAAAAAACAAGACGAATTGAATTCTTTTTAATGAAAGCTGCTATACATAAAATAAAGATTCATTTAAGTGCGTCAGTAGATGGTAAATATTGTGATGATAATAGACCATTAAGAAATAAGACAATTAGAGCAGATGAATATTATGATGATTTATTTAAATTTTGTAAAAAATGGAATTTTACATTTCATCCAATGATCTATAGTGAAAAGATAGAAAAATGGATAGATAATTTTTTATGGTTTCAAGAAAATTTTGAAAAATATGATATAGATTGGAAATCATTATATTTATTAGAAGTAAGAAATAAAGAATGGACAAAACAACAATTAAAAGAATTTTATAAATTTATTCGTTTTGTAGTTAAATGGAGTTATGAAAAATCAGGATTATCAAAAGAAGAATTTCCAAAATTCACTTTTCAAAATAAATTATTTAATCTATTTAGCATGTTCTCAACTACAGGTAGAGGAATTGGATGTTCAATACAATCAACTATGCAATTAAGATTAGGCGATTTAACAACAACTTTATGTCATAGAAATTCTTATAAAGAATTAAATCTATTTAAATTTAAAACTGAAAACAATACTATTACAGGAATTGAAGCAATTAATGTACCTATGTTAATCACAATGTTTTCAACAAAAAGTTCAAATTTTCCATTTTGTGAACATTGTTCAATTAAAGAATTATGTAGTGGACAATGTTTAGGATCTATGTATGAAATAAATAAAGATAATTTTATTGTAATACCTACTGTATGTGCTTTAGAACATATAAAGGTTGCAGCAATACTTGACCAATTAAAAGAATTAGATCTATTTCAATATTTTTATAATTTCTCTATACCAAAAAGAGATAGTTTAAAAGTTTACGATAAAGAAATGAGAAGGTAAATTTTATGAATACTATTTATACTTTTGGAGATTCTCATTGTTGTTTTCCATGGGGAGTATTTAACGAAGAAACGAATCAATTTGAGATAAAAACACCAAATGTAGTTGTTCCTTTTGACCATGTAATTGGTATACCACAAACTATGTATGAGTTTGGTTTGAGTCGGAAGATTATAGTTGATGATATTCCTGAAGAAGATATAGCTTGTTTTTGTTGGGGAGAAATAGATTGTAGATGTCATATTTATAATCATCAGCCTTGGAAAGAAACAATTGAAAATGTTGTAAAAGAGTATTTAACGACTATTCGAGTGAATTCTAAAATACATTCTAAAATATGGATCTTCAATGTGGTACCACCTCTTCAAGAAAGAGATCGAATTGATAGATGGTATGGATCGCAAAATCAAAAAGTTCCATTTATAGGAACAGACGATGAACGTCTTTCATATGCAAAATATATGAATCAACTTCTTAAAGAATCAGAATTTACTTTTATAGATATTTGGGATAAGTATTGTAATAAAGATGGATTTCTTATTAAAGAATTAAGTGATGGTAGTGTGCATATTGCAGATAATCGATATTTAGTTGAATGGATAAATCAATATAAATTAGGAAATATAGGGGAAAAATCATGAATCTTAAAGAAACAATGTGTTATCTTTCACAACAATTGGAAAAACAGCCATCACCTTTTGAAGAACATCAAATCTTAGAAGATTGTTTTAAAATGATAGAACAAGATATTAATCTATTAGAATCACTTGAAACTTCGTCAAATGATTTTATAGAACGTGATATTGAATTAGTAAATAAATCATTATTTATCTTAATTAAATATCTTCTAACAGGAACTCTAGGAAAAGAAACTACAACATTTATAGAAAATATGTCACAATTTATATTTAATTGGAATCAAAATATTTCTAAGATACAAACCATTGACCTTTTAACGAAATTAATATTTCAACATATTAATGCAATTGAACAAATAAATATTACAATTTCAACTCTTCAAAAAACAATGGCTATATATCAAGATCTTAGAAACTGGATGCCACCTGCTTATGATATAGCAAAAGTGTATTTTGATGAACTTATGAAAGAATAAGAATCATTTTTTCAAAGAACAAATAAATAATAACACAATAAGGGAGACACCAAATGCTTGGAGTAGTGAACCAGCAAGTAGAAGAAAGTTTTTCTGTATATAGCGAATGTAGCGGGTTTATTTCTGGTATTGATAGTACTGCCTTTACGTCGTTGGTATATGATCCAACTGGAACAGAAGTATCTGGAATTGTAGGGAATGGGTTTGTTGAGTTGGGAAATGGAAATTATAAGTATCTATTTACTCCAACTTCTATTGGTGATTGGTATGTAGGTGTTATTCATCCAGTATATTTCCCTTGGGGTAAATTTGATGAAGTTCAGGTTTATACTGCTGACTTGACAATGATTTATCGAGATGTTGTTAGAACTCTTGGTTTATCACATTCTAATATTTTTATTGACCAAACCGTATATGATTCATTTGGAAACTTAATTGGTGCAAGAGTAAGAATTTATTCAGATGCTTTATCAGTTGGAACCAATGTTAATATTATTGAAACTTATAAAATTGATGTTGATTCTTCAGAACTTGGTAAATTTAATTATTGGAAACAATTGGTAACATAATATGAGATTAAGTTCATATTTAAACTTTATTCAAGAGTTTAAAATTAAAGAAGTTAATACGATGTTATTTAATACATATAGAAAAAATCTATGGTCAAGAAGTTTAGATATTATTGAAGGGCAAATAGTAAAATTACCTTTTATTGAAGAAGGATATATTTGGGGATCGTTTGTTACTAAAAAACCAAAACCCAATGATGTTGATTTGATTTGTAAAGTTGATCCAGAAAAAGTTAATATTGTTTTTAGACCCGCAAATAATATAAAAGAAATAGAGGCAAGAAAAGGATTTTTTTCAGAAGATTTAAACACATGGGTAGATGTTATTTTTGTTGATGGAATTAACTCACTTTATAATTACTACTTTAATTTACATAAGAAAAAATATCCTGGTTCTAAACCAATTAAGATATTTGGAGAAATCTAGATGTCAATTGAAATAGCTACACTTGGTAAATTTAGAGGTGTTGGTTTTGGAGTTGGTGGTGGAGGAGGTGCACCTCCTATTCATGCAATTGCTGAGGAATCTGAGTTGCCTCCGTGGAAAGTAACTGTTAATAAAGTTTATTTTGAAGATTTATCTACTCAAGTGAATATCGAAATAAAAATCTTAGGAGGTGTTATAATAACATAAGAGTTTTTAGAACAAAATATAAATAGAAATAAAAAGAGGAAAATCATATGTTATATTTAAAACCTAGTGAGGAAAAGAAACTAACCTTTGAAGTAGATATTAATGGAGTGGAAACAAGTAATTTAAAAGGTTATGTCAGATTTGAACTATATGGAGCCGAATATGGTTTTCCTGCGGAAATTGAAAGAAATAAAATTACTGCAACAATTCCTCCGTTGACTGAAGTTGTTAAAAGAAATATTGAATCTGGTACAGTAATTGTTGTTAGATTAGAGATGTTTACAGATAAATATTATTTTAGTCCTTGGTCTGGAGAAGTAAAATTTAGTAATCCAATGGATATTAAAGCAAAATTAAAAGAAGATGAAACTCCAGGAATTAAAACAAAATTAGTCACATCTGAAATTGAGGAATCAAAGTTATCTAAAAAAGGAAGTATAGATAAAGAAAAATCTTTAGAATCTAAAGATATAAGAGGAATTATGCACGAAGTATTAACCGAAATGGTTCCTACCAAAAAGAAAAAAGTCTCTGAATCCACGAAAAAAGAAAAAGAAGCAGTTACTAAAGAATATATTAGAAATATTACAGAAGCAGGAATAATTAAATATATTGAAAAAGCTGGATCTAAGAACAAAGATATTCAAAGGATAATTTTAGAACAAGCAAGAACAGCTGCTCAATCTAATGATAATTTCAAGATATTAAAAGAAGTTGTTAAGATAATGCAAAAGAAAAGGGGATAAATATTATGGCCGGATCAGACGATCTACCACCGAAAGTTCCCGTAGAAGAAGATAAAAATAATTTTGAATATTCGCACAAACAAAAAGAGCATACAGATATGAATCCACAAAACGTTATTCCTCAAAATGGGAATATTGCAAGAGTTGCGTGGAAAAATAGAAGAAGAATGGCATGGATTTCATTAATATCAATATTGGTTGTAACCTTGTTAGTTTTCTTTGTTGTTCCAGAACATAGACTTAAACTTTTAAGCGATGTAATAACTTGGTTCTATTTTACTATGGCCTCAATTGTAGGCGGTTATATGGGGTTTACTACATGGGCACATATAAGCGACCAAAAAGGAAAAGGCGGATATGGCAGATAATGGGAATGGAAATGGCAATGGAAACGGGACTGGTCAAAATGTTGCTATTTTGACACGTTTTGCAATGTCAGACCAAGGAACAGAAGGTCAATTAATTACAGAAGGATTTTCATGTTTTACTTTAGAACTTCCTTGGAGAGATAATGAAAAAGGAATATCCTGTATCCCACCTGGTGAATATCAAGCAATAATTACCAAAACTAATAGATATGGATTAGTTTATTGGTTACCAAAAGTAGATGGAAGAACCAGTATTCTAATTCATTGGGGCAATTATGCAGGAGATCCAATAAAAGGTTTAAAAACTCATTCAATGGGTTGTATTCTATTAGGAAAATTACTTGGATTTTTAGGAGGGCAAAGAGCGGTATTAAATTCAAGAGTTGCTGTATCTCAATTTATATCAGCTATGAATTATGAACCGTTTATTTTGAAGGTTCTGGAGGGAATTTAAATGTTAATAGAAACTATATTAGGTGGATTAACAGGAATAATTGGCACAGCACTTACAAGTATAATGAATTTTAAAACTCAAAAACTGAAAAATGAACATGAGATAGCTATGATAAGAGCACAAACAGCTGCTATGATCGAAGAGTCGAAAGCTCAAATTGAAATAACTAAAACCAGGATTGAAGGGGCCATAGAATTAGCAGATGCGGATGCATATATTCAAAGCATAAAGGAAGGAAATAAGTCTATATTTAATGATAAGTGGATAGATAATTTATTTGCTGTTCAAGGAAAAATGAGATATATTGCTATTCCAACCGCAGTATTAATTGCGTTTTTATTTGGTTTAATTGAATGGTTAAAACAATTTATGCGTCCTGGTTTAACAGCTTACTTGGTTATTATGACTTCATGGATAACTTTAGTTGCAAAAGATATTTTAGAAAAAGCTGGGATTGGAGTTCAGAATGGAATAACCGGACCTCAAGCTTATGAAATATTTATTCAAGTTATTGGAATAATTATTTATCTTACTGTAAGTTGTGTAACATGGTGGTTTGGAGATAGAAGAGTAGCTAAATTTCTTATGAGATTGGATGACGGAAATTCTAAAACTAGTAAAAAATAGAAAGGTTAAATGAATGGTGAATTATAAAGAAAAGATAATAAATATATTACAGAAGAATTTAACGGAAAAAGGATTTAAACTTTGGAATGGAATAAATAAAATCTTACCAGACATATGGAATAAACCAACATCATCTACTGGAAAGTACCATAAAAAACTAAATGGTGAAATTCCAACTCAAGCTGAGCACGTTTATGAGATGTTATATTCAGCAATAAAAGTAATAAGGTTATTTAATATTGAGCTTAATACTATTGAGACTGATAAAATATTACTTGCTATAGCTCTTCATGACTCATTAAAATATGGAGAATTAGGAAATAGAAAATTTGCTGATAATGGTCATGATAGAGATGCTGCAAATATGATTGCAGAAAATAAAGGTACATTTCTAAAAATTTTTACTGAAGAACAATATAAAGTTTTAGAAGAATCTGTTAGATTTCATTCTGGAAAATGGAGTACAGAATGTTCTAAAGATCCAAATTTTACATTTAAGAATTTTAATCCAGAAACTATGTTTGTTCATGTTCTGGATATGCTAAGTTCGGAGGATTGTTTAAAAACGGATATAAACTATGACCAACCCAATATGTAAAGCACCACCATTAGCATCAGTTATTCTGGTGCCTGAATTGCAACACTGGTTTAACCAGTTTGTTGTTAATTCTGAAGTCAATAAAAATTTCATTCCATTTCCCGTTGATATAGCATTATTATATCTTGGCCAAAACTCTTTTATTGAACTTTTATTTAATGATAACTACTCAAAGCATTCCTACGAATATAGATATAAGCAAGAAACAAATTCTCTTTGTATCCCAAGACAAGTATTTATGAGAATCATGTTATATCCAAGTGCTGCAAAGTATTTGATTTTGGATCCAACTGGAAATAACGTTTTTAATTTACAACAAGATGATTTTACTCTTTTAGATGCTTTATTAGAATATAGAGATGAAACATCTGTGACTATAGTGGATACAACTGGCGTTGCAATATTTGATTCTACTACGTCAATTTTATATGCTCATTATGATTCTCTTTCGACCAATCTTTCAAAAATGCTTTATTTGTATCTAGATTTGATGGTTAATGGAAACTTTCAAAGATATGATAATTTAACTTTAATATCTAATGAAACGTTATTGGATTGTTGTTTTGAGGCCTATCTTATAGAACAGTATTATAATTTTATGAGCCATAGAGTGCCTTCGTTAATCTACACGCCACCATATGGAGGAGCGGGAACTTGTTTACCATAAATGATTATTGGAAAATTTTAGAAGTTATTCAAGGAGAAACTGTTGAAGATGTAACGAAAGCAGTAGAGGCAATTGCAAACTCAGAGAAGGCAGTATCTGATAGTTATTTTTCAAATATAATAGATCAGGTTGCATATATTACAGACGACTATAATAGGTTTAGAAATTTTCTTAGAGATTGGTATGCAAGTTTTAGAACAATAGCTACAGTTCAAACCCAAATAACAGATGTTTACTCAATGCCAAATAATCAACTTGATGAGTTATTTCAAAGCTTTGGATATAACTATTCATCTATGTTGAGAGATCCTGTTACAAATGAACCACTTTTACAAAAAGTGAATTTCTTTTTAGATTTAGTAAATTTATATAAAATAAAAGGTTCTCCAGAAACTTTAGTTAGGGTCTTACAATACTATGGTTTTACTGAAGTAGATGTATATGAATATCAACTTCAATTTGATAATAGACCAAATAAAGATTCTAATGATTTAGTATTCAAAGGTAATATAGTAGCGGGAACTAGTGGAGACAAAAGTCCTCTTTTTCTTCCTTATGATGAACTTACTATTGGTGATCCGCATTGGTTATATACAGAAAACCAAATACGAACTTTATTTACGACAAATAAAATTAACTTTCCTTCAACTTCACCTTATTTTTCAGTAAAGCCAATTTTTGATGAAACAACTACTTATTTAGCAATTGCGTTATTAAGCAGGATAATTCAAGATCAGTATTTCGATTGGCAAAGTACTACTATTGTCCCTATTAAAAATGCTATGGCGACAATTACTGGAGATAAGGTTTCAATACTAGCTTTATATTTAGCTTGTATTCAAACATTTAATAGAGAATGGTATACTGGTGTTCCTGATATGGGAAACTTTTTATGTTATGATGGAACAATGACAATAGTTACTGATATTATTGACCAGTATAATGCTATTACAGGAAAACCAAGTAGTAGAGCAGATCAAAAAGTAAAACTATCTCAATATTATGATTTATTTACTAGAGAAGATCCAAGAAACTTTTTACAAAATACAACTGATGCCGAAACAATATTGGCTATTCTAGATCCTACGTTTTCGGCAAATCTAAATTCAGTAGCTGAAATAAATCCAATTATTCTTGCCAGCTTACTTTCTGATTTAGGTAACTGGGTACGAAGTAATTTAAGCTTTGGATTTATGAATATTAGTTATGCTATATTTGGAATAAGTGCTCTGTATGCATTATTAAAAGATGTAATTGAATTTTTCAAACCTTATAGAGCAAGACTTGTCCCATTAGAAATGCTAGAATTTAGAAGTAGATTAGAGAATACAATTATTATTGAAGACGAATTAGATACAATTGATATTTTATTTGATTTTTATGATTATTGTACTGGTGATAGTGCTCCTTGTTGTAGTGATCCTACTTTAATATGTCCTGACTCTACTGACGCATTACAATATTATTCAAGAGATACCTATGATTGTGGTTCATATTATGATATAGGTATTGTTGTTGATCGAGACCCATTTATTGAATATTTTGATAACTATAGAGATTCTCTTGTTTGTAGTTTTCAAAACACTGATAGTACTGCGATTGTCACTTCAGAAGTAGTTGAAGACTCTACGGCAGTTTATACATACTATCAGAGTGGTGGTTTTGCTAAATTTGATGATGGTGGTGTATTTGATTGTACTACAGGTTTTGATTTAGTATTTATTGATATTATTCCAGCATCTACATTATTACTTGAAGATGGTGGAGAATTGCTTCAAGAAAACGGTGATCATATTTTTGTATTCTAGTTTATTTCCTACCATATATATCCTACCTAGAAAAAAACTTATTCATATTAGGTCTGTTTCTTATATAAAACATATGGGTTTTATTTAAATTAATTGAGAACAAAATATAAATTGATTTTCATTCTTAATAGGAGGACATATATGCCTGGACGTTTATTATATCCTGGTCTGATTGAGTTTGTAAAAAAATGTATTGAAGGAAAATTATCAGTAAAAGAGATATATGATGTAGCAGTATCTAAATTTACTTATGACAAAGATTTAGCAACATTTAGAAGATATGTTTATACTATAAAAAGAAGATATTTAGATTCAATTGACCATTCCGATATTAAAAAACAAATAACAAAAGATGAAGCATTTATTTCAGTATTAGAAAGACGCAAAATTATTTCTAGAGATGAAATGTGTGATTTATTAGAATGTTCATTTGATGAAGTATGCGATTTAATTGGATTTTATAGAAATCAAGGATATGAAATATTAATCGATGAAAGAAATATTATTTTAAGTACACAAATTGCTTCGCAGGGAATACAATTTAAAAGTCCATTGGAAAAGACAGAAATTATTTTTGGTGTTGCTTCAGATCTACATATCGGATCAAAAGAAGTTCAATTAACGGCATTAAATGAGTTTTGTGAAATATGTAGAAAAAAAGGAGTTAAATATATCTTTGTTCCTGGAGATGTTTTTGCTGGATACAAAGTATTTGCAGGTCAGGAATATGAAGTTTATGCTATGACTGCAGAAGAGCAGGAAGAGTCAGCTATTGTTAATTTACCTACTGGATTTGAATGGTATATGATGGGTGGAAATCATGACTATTCATTTATTAAGAAAGGTGGAGGTCATAATCCTTTATTAGCATTGGAAAATAAAAGAGAAGACGTTCATTATTTAGGTTTTGATGATGTTGATGTTCCAATTCTTGAAGGAGTTGATATGAAGATGTGGCATCCATCAGGAGGTGTGCCATATGCTCTATCATATAGATTGCAAAAAGCAGTTGAGCAAATTGCTTATTCAGAATTAGCAAAAATGACTTGGAATAAAAAAGAAGCTCCGAGTATAAGATTCTTGCTAGCTGGCCATATTCATACACAAGTTCAAGCAATGATTGGTTCAATTTTTGCAGCTCAATGCGGAACGTTTGAAGCACAAAATTCATATTTAAAACGTCATGGATTACATCCAACAGTTGGTGGTTATGTTATTAAAGCAGACTTAAGGAAAAAAGATGGAATGATTTTAAATCATGATGCAAAATATTACTTATTTCCAGATGTAATTAGAGAAGATTGGAAAAATTATAAACATTTTGTTGAGGGAAAAGAAAAAATAAAACCAATTTTCAATGGAAAATAGAACAAAAAAATAGCTACATGTACTACCCCAGCAGACTTTAAGAAAATCTTAGGGTTTAGTCTGCACCCTATAAGGAGGTGTCGTATGACATATAAGAATAGTTTAGTAGTAGAAGTAAAGTATAATGGTAAAATATTAAGAGTACGTGATGATACAGTTACGTTGCCTTTTGGAAGTGAGTATTCACTCCTTCTAAAGAATCTTAACTCAAAAAGAGCATGTGTTAAGATTTCAATTGATGGTCAAGATGTTTTAGATTCAACTTCATTAGTTCTTTCTCCAAATGAAACAACTGAGTTACAGGGTTTCTTACGTAATAATATTGCTACTAATAAATTTAAATTTATTCAAAAAACAAAAGAAATCCAGGAACATAGGGGAGATAATATTGATGATGGTTTAATAAGAGTTGAGTTTGCATTTGAAGAACCAGTTATTCAAAGAAATATTATAAAAGATTATGACTGGCCTCATAGAAGAGATATCATTTGGGAACATCACCACCATCATTATTATTCACCATTTAGATATGATTATTATAATAATCCAAGTATCTATTATTGCTCAAGTCTTGGAGCAAATACTGGAGATAGTGTAAAAGCTACATCTGAAAATGTTAGTTATAATGCTAATCTAGTCTCAAATCAAGTACAAAATCTTCCAGTTGAAAATTTTGCTCCAAATCAAGATGAAGGAATAACAGTTAAAGGTAGTGAAATAAATCAACAATTCAACTATACTAGTATTGGAACTCTTTCACAAGCAGAAGTTATTATTATCAAGTTAAGAGGTGAAACCATAAAAGGGGAACTAGTGCAAAAACCAGTTACTGTTGCAACAAAACTAATTTGCAAAACCTGTGGTAGAACACACTCTTCATCATTGAAGTTTTGTTCAAACTGCGGAACATTTTTAGAATAGAAGCAAAAAAATAATTACTAAAAAATGAGGGTCGGTTCAGCTGACCCTCATTTTACCGCTACAGGGAGTTAAAGATCTCCCTCACTTTTTTCCGCGATCCAGGTCCGCCCTGGTTGTTAATATTTGCGATTTCAACAATCGTTCTCTCAAGCAGAGCGTTTCGATCAATGAGGAGTTGGCAATCATGTCTTAGCGCCTCCACCTCATTCTTTTTTCTGGCAAGTTCCTCTTCGTTCCTAAGGAACTTACTATCCCATATCAGAGATACAAATCTGGCAGGAGTGAGCTTTAGCTGGATCTCCAGATGTCCTGGCATAACCCGAGGTTCAATCTCCTCCCGTGTCACTAGAGAAAGTGACTTGATACTATATCCCGTGTCCTTATGGGGGATTCCTAGATCTTCTGCCTCATATGCTGTAAGGCGTAATGCGCACCCACTGAAGGTAATTGTGTCACCCTTGGATTCCCTTAGCTCTTTTTCGACGCCCAATCTTCTTGCAAAGTTAAGAGCTTCGACTCCAGCCAAATACCGCCCATCCATGGATAGCATATCAATATACATATTTCCTCCCTTTGCTAGAATTTTTCATCTAGCGGTGGTTTGAAACTGCTCTCTATCAGCTTGTTCATTAGGCCAGCTTACTGCCTTTCAGTTGGGTGAGAACATGAGACCCAAAGTTAAAAACATCTTACTTCAATAATTGATATATATAATAAATTAATCTTTCTATATACTAATACTTGAAACTTTTAAGAACAAAATATAAATTATGTGCGATTTTAACAAGGATTCATCTATGGATAAGAAAAATATAAAAACTACTGAAATTGTAGTAAAAGAAATGTATGGAGACAACTGTTTTGGTGACTCGATGAAACCAGGAGGAGGAGGTAAAAGAGGTCCAAAAGGTTTCGTTGAAGTTTATGAAGTTCAACCAAACGGTGAAAAAGTTCTTGTTTCAAAATCCAATTTAGTATTATATCTTGGTAGAGAATGGGTTGCGCAACGAATCATGAATTTAAACAACCCAAATGTTACTCCAACAAAAGATGAGATTTTATACTGGTTTGGATTAGGAGAAGGTGGGGTTGATCCAGCAGACCCGCTAGATCCAATTGCACCAATAATTACAGATACAGATTTATATTCTAGATTAATGATTAATACTACTGACGCATCATGTGCTGATTATCATGTTTCTGGAGTTGGTTATCCAGATACCGGCTATTACAAAAAATATTTTGATTCAGTTGAATTTGAACAAGATAATCTAAATGATGATAAATGGCTAGTTATAAAAATAACATTTACTGTTGGTGTTGATGATGCAAATGGCAGTTTACTAAGTGAAGCGGGATTATTTTCAGCAGAATCAGATTCAGGAGGTTATCCTGGACCGTTTAGTATTTTTGCAAGAGTTACATTTCCAACTATAATTAAATCAGATGATAGACAATTGATATTTAGATGGTATTTATTTGTATAAGGATTTTTTATATTTAAAACATTTGAAAGGAGATCGCGAATTTAACCTGGAGAGAAAGGAAGATATTCAATAAAGTTAAGATTTTAGAGAAACTAAATGTGGAGGAAAATTCAGCATGGCTACAAACGTATCTCCGGGCGTATATACGAAGATAATTGATTTATCAGCATTCGTTCAAGCTGCCCCAGCGACAATTGGCTTCATTACTTCTATAACAGAGAAAGGTGAAGACAACGTTTTAAAATTTGTTGGTTCTAGATCAGATTTAATTAGTGAGTTTGGTGAACCAAATATTACAACTTATGGTAAAAGTTATGGTCAAGGATTATATTGTGCATATAACTTTTTAGGTGAGTCAGGAGCTCTATATTTCTTGAGAGTTCTTCCAGATGACGCAGCTTTTGCAAACATGAGAATTGATGCATTATTTGGAACAACAGATACATCTGCTGCATTTCAAGTTACTTCAATTTCAAGTATAAATACAAAAGCAGAACTAAAAACAAATTTAGCAGATATTCCACCAACTCAACATCCATTGTGTTTCCTTTATCCAATTGGAAGAGGACAATATTACAATAAATTATCTTTAAGATTAACCGAAGTTGCAAATCCATTACTTGATGGAGTTTATGTTCTAGATTTATATGAAAAGCAATCAGATGGTGATGATGTTATTATTGAATCATTCCAAGTATCTTTTGATCCAACATCAAGAGATTTAGCAGGAGATTCATTATTTATTGGTGATGTTCTTGCTATGTATTCTAGTGTTTTAAGAGCAGAAATGCAATTAACAAATGAAGCATATTCACCTGGTTATTTTAAAGTTGTTCATATTTACGATAAGAATGTTGGTTCAGTAACTGCCGATATTGGTTCTGGAACAGCAGAAATTACAGACAATAAACAAGATTTTTCAACTTGGGATAAACAACCAGAAACAGGTTATGCTAATTATGTTGTTATTGCAAAAGATGCAAAAGGTGTAGAAATTTGGGGTTGGTTAGGTTCATCAACCGGTTATACAGATAATGCAGGATGTAATGTTTTTAATATAAGAGATTTAAGTACAGCTACACGAGCATGGAATGGTAATACTACAGATTTTGATGTTAACTCAGAAATTGTTTATACAATTAAAGAAGCTTATGGTAGTGTTGCAGATGCTTTTACTTCTGCTGAACCAGTTCCATTAAAAAGAGGTAGTGATGGTAGTTTACTAGATTCAGTGGGTAATCTTGACCCATCAGAAGCTACAACTTTATTAGCTCAAGGTTATGCTGGAATAATCGACGATACAGTTTTAGATACTGAAAATATTTATTATACTTTAGTATTTGACTGCGGTTATCCAACAGATGTTAAAACACAAATTAGCACTCTTGTTCAAACAAGAAGGGACTGTGTTGGTATTCTTGATAATGGAGATAACTCTTCTGTTAATAATGCTTTAGCAAAAAGAAATACGGATCATACATTTAATACTTTTTATCTAGCAATATATGAATGTTATAATAAAGTGTTCGATGCATTTACTGGTCAAGATGTTTGGTTCTCACCGATTTATCATATATCATATCTTGCTCCAAGAAATGATAGTGTAGCAGAACCTTGGTTTGCAATCGCTGGTTATAATAGAGCAGCAATTGACACAATTAAAGACTTGAGATTCAATCCAAGATTGGGTCAAAGAGATCAACTATACAGAAAACAACTAAACCCAATAGTTAAATTTAACCCAGGATATGTAGTCTGGGGTCAATTGACAACTCAAGCAAAACCAAGTGCATTACAAGACCTAAATATTGTTAGATTAGTACTTTATGTTAAGAGAGCATTTGAAGACTTCTGTAAGTTCTTTATTTTTGAACAAAATGATGAAATTACTTGGGGTCAAGTATCAGCACAACTAGTTGCATTCCTAGAAAATATTAAGAGTAGAAGAGGTCTATATAGTTACTCAGTAGAAGTTGGAGCTTCAGATTATGAAAAGAAAACAAAGAAATTTCATATTAATATTATTCTACAACCAACAAGAGTTGTTGAACAAATTGAACTAAACTTCTATATTCAATAATAAATACAAAAAAATTGGCCACTTTGAGTAAATCTTAGTGGCCAATTTTTTACGTTGATTTTTCTAATTTTATAATCCTTTCAAGATATTTTTCTATAAGGTCTGTATCATTAATCATCGCAAAGATGTTAAAAGTAATAAATCTTATTACACTACATTTGCTTTTTAGCATATGTACTACATTAAAATATGAGTCAGAATAGTTTGGTAGTTTATGTACTACTAAACCCAGTTGATCCAGACTGTCTAAAAGAATTGCAATTGTTAAATTAGGTTCTTTATATACTTCAATCGTTGAATTATATATTACAGAATCCATTGTGAAATAAGGTGAATTTATTAGAAGGTTTATTGTATCTTCTGTTTGTTTACAATTTATTTCTTCTCTTGGGCTAATATATTTGTATATATCGAAATCTTTTGGAACCGCTATTATAGATATAAGAGCAATACTTCTTCCATCTGCTGAAGTAGATATTATTTCATCACCTTCTCTAAAATATTCTTTTTCCATTAGTGATGACTCACTCTTGTATGGTTAAGTTTATGGAATATGTTTCCATGTTCCATATCTCCTTGTCCATCTTCATCACCATATCGGAAAACATATAGATATTTTCCTTTATGGTCTTCAGCAAAATATTTTGCTTTTTCTAAAGCTTGTATCTGTCTTTGCAAGTCTTCCTGATCGTAATATGCGTCAGACCATCTTCGATTTTTACGAAGATCTTCTATGCTTATTCCTTTTTCTTTTGCAAACTTTTTTTCTGTAAGATGATAATCGTGATAAACTCCATCAACATACCCAGCCGTTAATTCCTTAGTTAATTTTTCAAGAATATATTTATTATCTGGTGAAATTTTCTTAACTTTTCTATCTTGACTTTGAGCATCTCTGAAAATAATTTTACAATGAGCTTCTTCCTTTATAAATTCTTTTACATATTGCAAAGTTTTTATTCTTTTTGGAAATGCAACAAGAAAATCTGATGAACTTGAGTTTGTAATAAAATCGGTTATGATTTTCATTTTAACCTCCGGTTAGTTTCTGATATATGCGATATCTATGAAGAAGAATAATAAAGTAAAGAATAAATCCAATAGATGCAAAATAATAAGCAAGAATTGAAATTACAAAATTGAAACCAATTAGAATAAAAGCAGTAATCATCATGTGACCAGTTAAACCAGCCTTGATATTTCGCAGATTCATTCCTGTCGGAATAAAGATTATAAAAACATAAAATGATTTTAAAATTATGTCTTGTGAATAGGATAATAATATTGTTCCAATTATTATAGATAAAACTAATAATCCAATTTCAAATCCTGTTACTGATGGGAATTGAATTCTAGAAGAAAACGGGGCATTTTGTTGCATTTTTTTCTAACCTTTCTCTTACGAAAAGAAATGGGGTTGATTTATTCCACACATCTGCTATACTACTTGTTATACCTACCTCAAATTTGGAGTTAGCAAAACTGCAAGGAAGAGCATTCATTGATGGATTAATATACATTGAAAATCTAGACGCTTCACATGAGCGTAAAATAGGTTTATATTCATCAAGAATTTCTTTTGAGACATTATTCATAATATGGTTTGCGAAGCAACTATCAACTCCAACCTTTGTTTTTACATCTTTAACAAATAGTAATTCAGAAATAACTGAAATTTGTTCTGGCGTTGGAATTAATTGTGTCATATCTTTTCCTTTTCCTTGAGGTTTAAATAATAAAATTACAACAGCATTTATTTGTTTGATATCTAATTTACCTTTCCATGGATTATTTCCAGAAAGTAAATTTGCTAATTTTTCATAGTTTTGATAAGTAAATATTGTGTGAATATTAGTTAAAATGTCAGAATTTGTAAATTTATTTATTGCTGTATAGGTAAATGGTTTATCATAGTCACTCACAGCGACTGCTCCACAAAGTTTTGAAATTTCAACTTCTTTTTCAGTTAGTCCTTTTCCACTAGTGGAGTAGTTCGGAACAACTTTATTTTTTCTACAATATTCAAGAATCTCTTTAAATTTTGGATGTTTGTTTGGGTCACCTCTTCCTCCTAAAGCAACTTGAGGAGTATGATCTTTTACCTCATCAATAATTCTTTTAAAATTATCTAAACTCATATGGTTTTCTTTCTTACTTCCTTGATAACAAAAATTGCAGTTGTTGTTACAGTGACCCATAATTCCAATGTCTAATAAGCTTGGAAATTCTAAAACTTTAGGATCTGGATTTCCATTCAAACCCTGTATAATTTGTAATCCTGTTTTGGAATTAAATAAAATAAAATATTTGTCTCCAACTACTAACTTGTCAAATTTTAATTCCATAACTCTCCTTTAAAAAAATACAATTCACACTATTAGTTATTAATATATATACTTTCTTTTGTTTACAATATGATAGAACTTTTAGAACAAAATATAAACTAAGGTCTGGATGGTTTCTAAATGAAAAGAGAATCATTTTTTCCAATGGACTCGTTCCCAGCTTTCGGCAAAAGAACTCTTTTGCGAACTATATATCCAAAAGTAGTTCAAGCAGGAAATGATGGACTGGAAGAAGATAAAGAATATAGAAAAAGAGTAATGATTGATTTAGATGGAACTATCCATAAATATTCTCAAGGTTATTTAGATGGTAGTTTATACGATGGTCCATTTGAAGGGGCAAGAAAAGTTATAGATTTCTTGAGAAATATTGGTTATGAAATTGTAATTTTTACTACAAGAGCATCAGAAGAAAATGCGATGCAATTTAATTATGATTTAGATGAAGAAATTGATAAGATTAAGGATTGGTTAATAAAATACGATATTTATTTTGATCGGATAACTGCAGAAAAACTACCTGCAGATTTTTACATTGATGATAAGGCAATAAATATCCCAAATGGAGATTGGGATACAGTATTATATGTTATCAAGAAGAGGATAGAGTATAAAGAATAGGAGGTAGAACTAAAATGAAATATGCATTTGCGCAACTAGCAAGTAATATTGCTACAAGAAAATTTGGAGGAACTAACGTTGGGGTTGCGGACCCCTATGTTACTGGTTATCATTATATTTGGTTTGAAAGTCTTCCTGCGGGAATTATTCAATATGCTAAAAGTGGAAATTCTTTACTTTCCAATATTAACGATATTCAAAAAGTTCTTTCTGCTACTTGTTTGAGTGTTACGCCTCCAGGTGGAACTCTTAATACAGTAGAATTTACTGGACTTGGTGGAATCAAATGGGCAGTTCCTGGAAATATCGACTATGGTAATGAAGTTTCAATTAAGTTCTTTGAATTTAATAAAACTCCATTATTAGATATTATGCATGGTTGGGTAAAAATGATTAGAGACTATAGAGTTGGTGTATCCAACTTGACAGATGGAGAAGATGGAAGTGGATATACAAAGAAAACTTATGCATCTCTATTATATTACTGGACCACTGCACCAGATGGCTTCACAGTAGAATATCATGCTTGTTATGATGGAGTATTTCCAAAGAAAGATCCTCAAGATTTATTTGGAAGCGATGTTGAAACAGTTGGAAGGTTAGATATAGAAATTCCTTTCAATGTGGATTATATATGGCATGAGGATTGGACTTTAAGAAAGTGTCAAACATTAGCTAATAACTTTGCTGATGCTATCAAAAGCGTTAAGGAATATGGTAAAACTCAATCAGGAGGAGCATAACAAATTTTTAGAATCTCTATAATAGAGTAGAATGAAAGGAGGTAGAAATGTTTACATCGTTTAATCTTAAGTATCCCGAATACGAGGTGATAACACCACAAACAAATTTGTCATTTACTCTTCGCTCACTTACTGTTCAAGAAGAGGAACATTTAAAAGGTAGTTTTATGACTCCAAATAGAATTGCCGAACATTTGAATAAATGTTTATTTGATGCTATAGTTTCAAGACCAGAAAAAATTACAAATTATGATATATTTTTAAGAAGTATTAGTTTAAAAGATAGAGATGTTTTAATTTATGGTTTATTTCATATAACTTATGAAGAAATTCGAAACTATCAAGTTAAATGTACTGGATGTAGTAAAGAGTATCCTATTACAGTTGAAATTTCAAAAACTTTTAACTTTAATAAATATCCTGGTCAAGATATTTTACAAGAAAAACTAAAAGTAGAATTGCCTGTATCCAAAGGTGTTTCAGCGTATGTAAAACAACCATCGTTATTTGATGAATTTGTTGCTGTAAAAGAACTTAGTGGAAGACCTGGCATAAATTTGGATACTATTACTGAAATTTTAATTATAGATAGATTTGAGCAAGATATTGAAAAACAAGTTTCTCCATTTATAGTCAACGATCGTTTAGATATTCTTGACGCATATTTATCTTTACCTGCGAGAGACAAGAGAGCTATATTTAGCGCTTATGAAGATAATTTTGGAAAATATGGAATTTCTTTAAAAATGAAAAGCTATTGCCAATTTTGTGGTAAAGATGAAATTTTTGACATTGACTTAGTGGAAAGCTTTTTTCGTTCACTGTATTCAGCCAGATGAAGTTGATAAATTCCGAACTCATTTTGCTGAAGACATCTATATTTGTATGGAACTTAGTAGACAATCTTACAGTGATACAATGCTAATGCCGTATAAAAGAATGATTGACTACTTAAAGTGGAAAACAAAATTAGAGGAAGAAAAAAATAAAAAGTTTGAAGAAGCTTCACTAAAAAAAGGAAAACATGGCAAATCTATTAGATAGATTCAATACAGCTGTAGTAGGAGCAAGAGGAAAAATTGCGGACTATTTGCCAAGAGTTGGTGTTAGTGGAGATTTTAAACGAGTTACTGATATAGAAACTATTTTAAATTCATGGACAAATATTTTGGTTACTCCTACTAGATCATATCTTTGGGATCCTGTTTATGGTAGCGATCTCTACAAAATGGTTTTCGACCCAGCCGATGAGGTGACTATTGAAAAAATAAAACAAGAGGTATATGATAAGTTGACCAGATATGATGATCGAGCTTCTATTACAAATATTGATGTTTTATTTGGTAATAATTCTAAAACATTTACCGTTAATATTTCAGCTACATATAAAGATAAACCTGCCAACCTCTCGGTTGTAATTGATGAATCTGTATACTTTAAATTTTTTGATTCAACTACTTGATGGAGACTTGCATTATGGATGAGTTAACTAAACAACTTATTACAGAAGCGTCAAGAGATTTCTTGACCGATATTGTTCTTGATAGTCCTTTATTATATGAAAAACTGACTTTTAAAGAACATAATGAGTTATTAGAGTTCGTTGTAAATATTAAGTATGAGGATGTATGTTCTGTATTAAGTGAAGATATAAAAGCTTTTGAGGGTAAGTTTAAAAGATATTTAAAATATGGTTTAGCTGGTATAGTTTCTATGATTTCTGGTTTTGGTCTTACTGGCCCAATGTTTGCTTTATATATGTTTAGAAAAGCAAGCGACCCATGTGAACAATCATGTATAACAAAATTTCCTCTTAGTAGACAAAAAAAGATTTGTAAATTAAGATGTCAACATGCGGCCACTAGAAAGATTATAGCTGAATTAAGGGGCGAAATTACCAGATGTAATGAATTTCCTAATCCTCAAAAATGTGGCCAAAAATTACAAAAAATATATATTACATGGGCAAGAAGATTTCAAGAACTTACCGTAAAATTAAGACAAGCAGAAGCTGGTCTTGGAGAGAAAACAGATTTAGATATTTATGCAACCAGACTGATAGAGAATCTAGGATTAAGCAAACAAAAAGTTTTAAAAATAATAGAAGAAGATTCCTTCATTAGAAAATCTTTAGTTTTTAAAGATCAGTTGCTATTGTATGAAGCAATAAAGAATGTAAAGGAACAACAATTTAGAGTAGATCCAGATATAGCAAAAGCAGACGAAAAAGACCCAACAAAATCATCTAATTGGAATAATGCTATTGAACTTGTTTTAGCTGCCGCTTCTCTACCAATACCAATACCAGGATTAACTATAGTTGTATTATATATTTTTAGAAAACTTACTGATAAATGTTTAAGATTATGTATTCAACAACGAAAATATTCTCATGACTTATGCTATGCACAATGTAGATATAACTCTTGCAAGAAAGCTGTTCAAATTTTGGAAATGAATGTTAAGAAATGTGTAAGAGATGAAAAACCAAAGAAATGTTATAAGAAGGTTTTTAAATTATTAGAAAAATGGAAACAAGATGAGGTAGAATTTAAAATCAAGTATGAAACAGCTTTAGCTGGTGAAAAACAAAGATTTGAAGAATTAAAGAGAAAAGAAGAGGAGAAGAAAAGAGAGGAACAACAAAAAGCTCAGGGACAACAATAATGCAAAAATATGAACGACTTTATTACTATATTCATGAGTATCAAAGTCTACTATACGATTTCTATAGCAAAAGTGCAATTCCATTTCTAGTTACTTATTTAAATTTTGATATGGAAAATATTAATTGGGAAGATGAAAAATTATTTGGTGGACCGTATGAATGGGGTGGAGAATATTCAATGGGTTTAAAAAGAAATAAAATTCTTCTTTTACCTGTATTCTTTATTGAAGAATATTCTACTGTATTTGATGCTCAAGATATTGGATATATTAAACTTAATGAAAGTAGCTGTGTTATTCCAAGTGTTTATGGAATTGTTCCATACCCTCATGATGTATTAAAATTAGAGCAATCTTATATGAGACCTGTAAATGATATATATCCATCATTTAGAATAGTTGGTGTTGAAATCTTACCAAATACAGATCGAAGATTCTGGAAACTTAAAATAGAAACAGCTTCTTTACCATTTACGGAATATGAAAAACATGTAACTAATGTGTATTCATATGTTGATTATGACAAGAAAATTCATACTTTAGAAGATTCACAATTCATGGCTAAACTACTTTCAAAGAATGAAGAGTTACGATGTGATTTAAAAGCTTTATTTGATGAAAGATCTGGATTTTACTATATATAAAAGGATATAAAGGATGGCAGAGACACAATTATCTAGTCAGATATACCTATCACGTGAGTCTATTAGAAGACAAATTTCCGAAGAAGTTAAAACTTATTTAGAGTTAGAAAATGTAGATCTTACGAAATCATCATTTTTAACTTTTTTAATTGATATAGTTTCTACATTAACAGGAAACTTACTATTCTATCAATTATCAACGTATCGCGAATTTTTCTTAACAAAAGCCCAACTCCCAGAATCAATTTTGAATTTAGCTGCCTTTTTAGGATATAATACAGTAGAAGCAATAGCTTCTGTTGTAAACGTATTAATAACAGTACCATTTGGTTTTGATGATCCTTCGGCAGTATTTACAATTCCAGAAGGTTTTACATTTTCAGCTGATAATGAAATAGATTTTAAAACATATTACACAACTACTATTACTGTAACCAATAATGCAAATGTTACAGTTCTTTATCAGGAAGCAAATAGAAGATTTAATCTACCTGTAGATATTGCTACAGATGGAGAGAGTTTTAGTTTTGCTCTTCCATTAAGACAGCAAGGTAGCACTATTCAAGAATTTCAAATTGATAGCGATACTAGAGAATATCAATTTGTAATTCTTGACGTTCCAGTTGATGGACAGGTATCAAGTATTGTAGTTGAAATTCGAGAACCAGGAAATCCTGGATATACTATATGGGATGAATTTCAAAGTTTATATTTAATGTCAACAACCGATAAAGGATTTGTTTCAAGACGTACTGATACTGGAAGAAGATTAACATTTGGTAATGATTTAATTGGGGTTCAACCAGCTCCAGGATCCACAGTTAGAGTAACATCTTATATTACAAAAGGTTCAGAGGGTAATGTTATTGCTGGTTCTATCAGAACTGGTGAAAGAATTTATCTAACAACGTTCGCTGGTGTAAGGCAAGTAGTTAATTATGAAGTAATAAATACAACTCCTGCTTTTGGTGGAGAAGATGAAGAATCATTAGAAGAAGTTAGATCAAATTCCATAAAATCAATTACTACTTTAGAAAGATTAGTAACGGAAAATGACTATAAAAATATTAACTTAGTAATTCCTCCTTTACCATTAGCTCAAAATTCTTTACCTGTATTGAAAAGGTCTGATCTTCAAGTTAATGAAATTGAATTATTTAGCGGAATTCTTTATGGTGCCTCAACAGAAGAAGTAGATAATCTAGTTCCTATGAGAAATATATATGTAAATGTACCAGCAGGTACACTCAGTATTCCAAGAGGAACTATTATATCATTAGGAGATTATGAATATTATACAATATTTGATCTAACTATTGAGGAATTAAATTCTGTTGCTTACTATAAATATATAATTTATGAAATTTCATTAATTCCTGCATTAGAAACAAGTTACGCATCAACTTATGATATTTATGCTGATAGTCTTATAATTTATAAATCAGGTGTAGATGGAAAATTTAAATTACAGTATAAATCTACAGAAGTAGATGCCTCTCTTTGTACATGTGAAATGATAATTGAATCTAGTGGTTCTATCAAAAATATGACAAATATTAATGATGGAACAAGTAGTTATTTTATTTACTCGTTTAGTCCATATACAGATATTCCATCAGATGAGCAAATAGCTGAATTTACAATATATAATCCAAGTGGAGATCCTGTATCAAAATATAGAAATAATTTTACATTTACAAGAACGTTAGATACATTTATGCGTTCAAATGTACTTGGGGACGGAACCTCATTAATTGTATATGATATTCCTGTAATAGAAAAAGAGTATTACGACGGTATTGATAAACGTCAATTTGAATTGATTATTTTGCAAAGTATTGTTACACAAATGGATTTATCTGATAGACGAATGCTAACAGATTTTACAAATATAAAATTTACAAATACTCATGGAATTTTAGAAAATATTAAATACAATCCCGCAACTAGAAGCGATGTTATAGATATAATAAATACTTTACCAGTATCGCCTTCAGTTGGTGACAGATATATTTATACTGCTCAAGGTGATAATCAAGATGCTATAATACGATGCATTGATGCAACTAATGTGTCTTTCTATTATGAACAACCATCTATTGATACAATTGTTTACGTAACTAATTTGACTGAGAAATATATTTATTCAGAAAGAGGATGGATTACTATTCCTAATTATACAATTCCACTTGATATTGAAGTTGAAGTATTTAGAGAACCTACATTTAGTGGAACATTATCTGACATGGTTACTA